TTATCTGCGACCTTTTGCAATTCTTTATAAATAACAGGCTTGATATTGATCATTTTATTTGTTCTCTTATCTTTCTACGGACATAATTCGAAATATTCTTAGACACACGCTCTTGATTGTCTCTCAAAGCTGGATAAAGATAAGGCTGGGCAGGTTGACCATACATCTTGTAGAACTCCCCAATCTTTTGAAAGTGGTAAGGTCCTATATCTATCTGGTCTTCATGCACATACCACGGGCTGGACCGATAAGACACGCTGACCTCTGGCGATATACCAGAATGGCTAGCTTGTCCTTTTGGCCCCGTTCCAAACTCAACATAAGGAGCATAGTGTAGATTTGTGTAAACCTCGCCTATAGCCTTATCTCCGTCCATTTTAACCCTAGTCTTGATACTATTTCTAAGTTCTCCATTGTTCCCTGGTGCAAGTCTTTTAGCATCAGCTTGGACAATGGTTTTGGCTGCATGATGAACCGCCTTTGAAACAATATCTCGTTGCGCAACATCTGACAGCTTTCTGAACTTAGCTATAAGCCTATCTGCCCCTAGTAGCTCTGACACGCTCTAACTCCAAAACTTGATGATGTGTGTAGACCTTTTTAGAAATGACCCTGTGAGTCACTTCTGTCTGGCTATCGATACACACACCATCTTTCACTTTGATAGTAGCTGACTTGTTGGCATTTGCGTTCAAAATATCATTGACACGCTCACCATACAACTCAGATTGTAGTTTGCTACTAACTGGCCACAATTCAAGGAGGACTGTCTCAGCTTCTTTGGTATATCCTTCTTTTGCGACACCTTCCTCAGTGACAGTCTTTTCAAACCGTCGCATTAGGTAAGGTTTCAATCTACTCTTTTTCAAAAACATGACCTGCCACCCTTGCTAGTCTGTGCATGCGTATACGCTGTAGAAGACCCGTAGACAGGCCGTTTTCTCCGTAGACTACTGCTATACCACCTTCACTCCTAGACTGCTCTCCCTCGCTTCCTGAACGATTGTAGAGCTCGATAGCAACCTCAGGTATTAAGAGATTTAAAGCAGACGTCAAAGATGTGCGATTCGTCTCTGATAAGATAAGATTAGTAGCCCTCGTTTGGAGCAACATGAGAAGCTGAGTATCTTCTTCGCCTGTTAGTTTCTTCAGCAACTCTATAGACATATCAATCCTCTTCTAAGAACTCAGGTTCAGGGAGGAGTTCCTCAAGAACATCTGAGATAGCGACACCATTGCTGGCAAAATTGTCAGCCAGTTCAGCATAACGCTCCTCAGTAATCTCAAGTTCCTCTCCTACCAGTCGTTTCACATTTGATTTCCAATCATAGAAATCTCGTTTGATTTTAAATTTCACTTTTTAAATCCTCCAACACCTCTACAATTTCGGCTTTTGACAACTTATAGGCGCCAGCTATGCCAGCTTCTTTAGCTAGATTTTTCAACTCTTCTAGAGTCTTATTCTCTAAATCAGAATACTGGCTAGCTTGCTCCTCTTGGATATAATGACGTCGTAGCAATAAGCTCATATCGCCACCTCTTACTCACCGAATTTTACAACTCGTGTAGGGTCGTATAGGTAAACACCGTAGTGTTCATCACCAGTGATGACTGTTGTCTTTTTAAGGATGTCACGGTCTGTTTCAATAGCCACATCACGTTTTAGCATGATAACAAACGCACCGTATTTATTAGCGTCATCTGTCTGAGTTTGGCTAGGAGAGACTTTGACGATAAAGCCTTTTCCTTTTTCAACTTTTTTAGTACGTACAATTTGAACGCCTCGTGTTTCTCCAAATGTACCAGAAACAACTGTATTCGCTCCTACTTCTGTGCCTGAAATCCATTCTTTCACAGTGTTAGCACGCAAATCAATGGCATCTGCTGGATTGATAAGAGCTACATATTTTGCGTCTTCTTCATCGTCAAAAATAGCAAGTGCTTTATCAATCGCTCCCCCGGTTGTTGGAGCTTCTGCAACGTGCTGTGTTGCAGTTTTAGCAACTTCTACAAGGTCGTTGTCAATCTTGTTAGCAATAGCCAAACCAAGTTGGTAAGTCGCTTGACCTAGTGGGTCGCCAAGACCTGACAAAAGAGCTTCATCGGTAATTTCATAACCTTTAGCAGCCTTTTTGATGGTCATAGTGGTCTTTTTAGTAGTCAATTGGTCTGGAGAAATAGCTTGACCTTCTCCAACCTCAGTCGCATCTCCTGCATACTCCCATGCTGGAACTGTTAGAGTATTCCCTGGTTGTCCTTGGAGCGCTGTTTCCACATAAGCAAGTGGAGTGAATTTGATCAATTTAGGTAGTTTAGCGGAAACCATGTCCGCCATTACTTCTGGGTTAACCATAGTGGCTAATTTAGTTTGTCCTGCTGTCATTTATTTTAACCTTTCAATTTCTTATAGAGTTCTGGGTTCTTTTGATAGAGTTCGTTTCGACTCTGATAACCCATACGAGCAAATTCTTCTTTTGTGATACCGTCGCTATCGACTGGCGCTTGTTTCATAGGAGCTCCGCCTTTTAGTTTTTCTTGTACGCCTTTTTGCACAGCTTGCTCCCATGATTTCTGCAATACAGCGACAGACTCAGATACCGTCTCTGCGCTTGTCAAATCAACTACATTTACTAACTCAACAGGTAAGTCACGTTCACTCAGCATTGCTTTAGCTTCTGCGGTCAATTCCTTGCGAGCAATAGCCTTTTCACGGTCAGCTAGTTCTTGCTCACGCTGATCCAACTGATACTTCTGTTTCTCATCAGCGTTCATCTTAGCAAGTTTCTTAGCTTCGTTTTCCTTGGCTTCTTGCTCAGCTTCCCATTTAGAGCGTTCGGCAGATAGCATCTTACCGATTTCAGCACGAGTGAAAGTTCGTTCGTGCTTTTCTTCCTGCACTGTATCAACATTTCCTTGAGTGTCGACAGTCTCAGTTGATTCAGTAGATACAGTTGCATTGATTTCTTCTGACATAATTGTCCTCCAGCGATTACGTCGCCACTCGATAATCTCGTTTTACGTCCGGCGACGGAACAGTGCAGCTTTTAATGTCATCGGTACAGTTTGGACAATATAAAAACCGTACGGGATTCCATACGGTTAAGTTTTATAATTCGATTCCTTCGATTTCTGCTCGAATTTCTAGCCAGTATAAATACTGACCCATGGCACACTTTTGATTTTTTAAAATTTCAATTGAGCATTTTGGCTCAAAATTGAGCGTACCAGCTTCGTATTTGATAACCATTTTATGTAATTTTGTATATTTATCCTTAAGCGCATTGTATTCATCGATAAAACGGCTTTGCCAATCTTCCATTTTTTCTATTCCTTTCTTCAATTCACTAATTTACAGTAATTTATAGCAGTTTATTCCTGCCAGTCAAGATGTCGGATCACCTCCTAAATAGTATCTAAAATATTCAGATACTCAAGTTCTTCGTATGTCTCCGCGAAAATATCTGGCTTGCATGGATAAAATTCACCTTGCGCACCTTTGATAATGTAGTCACCTTCTGTTGCAATCATCAATCCTTCAAGTGTTTCTATCTTTAGAACTGGATTATCCAAATCAGCATAATCTACACGAACTGGATCTAATCCTAATTCTGATAACTCCAAAATTGATTCTTCCGTATCTGTAAACTGCACAGCCTCAATCACAACAGGTTTTTTACGGTATTTCATTTCTCGCTCCTTTCTAAGCATAAGAAAAGCACTTAGATTTCTCTAGGTGCTCCTTTCTTTTAACATTTCCTCAAATTCATCCAATTCATCCAAAGATAGTTCTGCAAACACAGTTGACATTTTTTCTTGAATCGAATCATCCTCGCTATTACCGAATTCACTACTATCAATAGCTTCGAGTTGTTTATAAACTTCATTAAATTTTTCCAAAGTCAAAGCCATATTCTTCACTCCAATCCTTGAGAGCCAGCTCTTGCGCTGTAACACTATTGTACCCTTTTCTGAGATACTTTTCAATACTATTTCGATACAAATAATTATCGATGTGCTTAATTTTTTTTATTGGTTTAGTATACCAATACACGCTTCCATCGTGGCCTATCGTTAAACCATATTTTACAGTATTATCCGTACTTATTCCATCATATGTGTGACTGTTTTCGTATGTATTTTGGGAAGATATGGATACTTCATTCCATGAGCCTTTTTTCAGAACTTTATCTTTTATGTCATATGTTTTCAAGTTGGCTTCGTTTATTTTTGTAGTATAGGATTTTTTTTCATATTCTGAAATTGCAGTATCTAAATCCATTCCGTAACTTAAAGCACTTAAAAAACATAGAAAAAGCAGCTGCAGCTTCCTGCTCTTTATATTAGGAATCACCTTAAACATTCATTACTCCTTTCTTACAAATGAATTGTATCATTTTACACCTTTTTCCTTAGAATACTCTTTTTTTGTACTCCTTTTTATACTTTTTTCAAGCTTTTACTATAATTTTTCCGTTGAATAAATCCTATCAGATAAATTTGTCAAAATTGGCGGCCTAGACTACGCGAAAATCATCGTACGTGCGGCGCGCTCTGGTGAAACTTTAACCTTGCTCGATGGTAAAACTATTGCACTAAATTCCAATGACATCGTGATTACTTCGAACGATATTCCAGTCGCCTTAGCTGGCGCCATGGGTGGGGAATCGACTAAAATCGACGCCTCGACCACCCGCATCTTGCTCGAATCTGCTACTTTTAGCCTCTATAATTTGCGTAAAACCCAGATGGCACACGGTATTTTTTCGGAAGCAATCACTCGCTTTACCAAGGGTCAGCCAGCCGTCAATACTATTCCAGCTATCAAAGATTGTCTTTCTAAGCTTGGTGTGAAGTCAGGTACTGAACTTCGTTTCGTCGATTCTTTGAAGCAGGATTTATCTGAAATTCAGGTAGCGGTGAAAGTTTCTGAGATCAATCAACTTCTCGGCTCACACTACGATGAGGCTTTAATTATTCAAACTCTTGAAAATGTCGGCTTCAAGGTGATTTCTGATTCGGAAAATCTTTTGGTCACGGCTCCACTCTGGCGTACTGATATTCATATTAAGGAGGATATTATTGAGGAAGTTGGTCGTTTGCTCGGCTTTGATAATTTACCACTCAGCTTGCCAGTTCGTCCGTTCGTTGGCGCCAAAAAGAATGCCATGTTTGAACTAAAAACCACCTTGCGTAATCTCCTTTCGCTTGAACTCGGGTTCAATGAGGTTCTAACTTACAGCTTCATTTCCAAGAAATTACTCGAACGCGTCGGTGAAAATACTGAGGATGCTTATGAAATTACTAATTCTATTTCACCAGAACTACAGCTCTTCCGTACTTCCATTA